AACAAGTAATAGCGAGTAGAACATAATGGCGAGAAAATCGGCACTACAAAAAATTGAATCACACGAGAAGCTTTGCAGAATAATGCAAAAGCAAACGTTCGAGCAAATAAAGGAAATGCAAGAACGTATTAAAAGATTAGAATATTGGATAGTAGGAGGTATGGGAGCTGTTCTTATAACTTTACTTACTGATGTTGCACGATAATGAATCTTACACGTAATTTTAGCCTCTCAGAGCTTATTAAATCAGACACAGCTATTAGGCTGGGTATTGATAACAATCCTAATGCAGATCAAATAGAAAAATTAAAACTACTTTGTGAAAATATTTTACAACCGGTACGTGATCACTTCGGTAGAGTAACAGTGACTAGCTGTTTTCGTAGCCCTGAACTGTGTGTAAAGATAGGTAGTTCATTAAATTCGCAACATACCAAAGCTGAGGCGGTCGACTTCGAATGTCTGGGCACAAGTAATGCTGAGGTCTTTGACTGGATCAAAGCAAATTTAGATTGGGATCAAATGATCCTCGAGTTTTTTACTCCGGGCGAACCCAACAGCGGATGGGTCCATTGCAGTTATGTATCTGAGAATCCACGTAAACAATTATTAAGAGCGTATAGAGAAGATGGTAAAACTAGATACAAACCTATCATAGGTAATGCTGTAGATTTAACGTGAAAACAATAATCATCGATAATTTTTTATCAAAAGTAGAGTGTAATAATCTTATAAACTATTACAAAGAAAACGAAAAATTTTCAAAACAGTGGAGAGATGTCTACCCTCTAAGTTGTAATTTAAAAAATATTAAATTAAAACTTAATATAATTTCTAAAGAATATGAAGCTGAAGTAGATTGGTTCGAGATAGTAAAATGGCCAATAGGATCTAAACAAAATTTACATTTTGACGATGCAAAAAAAGATACTGTTTTATCTTCCATTACTTATTTAAATGATAATTTTAAAGGAGGACAAACTTATTTTGAAGAAGGCACTATATTTAAACCAAAGATAGGTAGAAGTTTATTTTTTGATGGACAGTATTATAGACACGGTGTTAAAACTGTTGAAGAAAACACAAGATATGTTGTAGCTGCTTGGTATAAAAAACTAAATCCAGTCTCTTAATTCTTCACCCATAACTTCAGATGCGATATTAATTTTTTTACGTAAAGACTTAACTATCTTTTCATCGACAGTATTTTCCGCGATAATATCTATGTAAGTTACGTTTTTCTTTTGTCCGATACGGTGTGCACGGTCCTCTGACTGTAAACGCTTTTCTAGGTCATATCCGTTGGAATAGTAGATTACTGTGTTTGCGGCCGTCAAAGTAATGCCATAGCCACCCGTAGACGGCGTTCCTACCATAAACCGGCACTTAGGGTCGGACTGAAATTTACGTATGTTGTCTTGTCTTTCATCCTGTGGCGTGAGTCCATAATAATTAACCACGGACCCCGGACCATGGACCTTTTCTATTTCATCCACTATGTTTTGTATATCTTTCTGCCAGTGGCCCCATATTATTGCTTTTCCTTCTATTTCATCTAGCACATCCATTAGCTCCGTAATTCTATTATTTTTTATCTCTTGCGTGGTGCCATCATCAGCAACAAAGTGGCCGCAAGTTATTTGCTGTAGCCTCATTAATTGAGTGATGACAGTCATGGTAGAAGTTACTTTTCCATTTAAAGTAGCAAGAGCGGTCTTCTTCATTTCATCGTATACTTTTTGTTGTTCTTTACTTAATTGTATATGTCTTTTAGTCCAATTTTTAGGGGGTAAGTCTAAACAATCTTCTTTTAAAACTCTGTAAGAAAATCTTTTAACTATGTCTGATAATTCACTTAAATTTTGAAACTTGTGAACAACTTGTATTGATCTACCTCTAACATGCATGGTTTTCATAACCGCGTATCTGTTTCTAAAAGCATAGTAAGATGCAAAATCTAACAAATATGGATCTAAAAAATAACACTGTGTGTACAAATCTAAAGGATTTTTAGTAACAGGCGATCCTGTCATAATACGTTTGTATTTAGCAATAGTGCCTAAGTCTATAATATTTTTAGTTCGTTTAGCTGTTGGTGTTTTAATAGTAGTAGACTCGTCTATAGCCATTAATGTTCTATGTGAATTTAAAAATTTATGTGCAAACTTAACACCTTTGTCTGTAGACAAAGCCTCAACATTCATAACTAAAATATGCAACGCTGTCTCTATCTCAAACAAAGTTTCTAGTTTTTCTTGTTGCGTTTTATTAATATTTGATTGCCACAATACTGTCACATTTTCTATGTGTTTTGGTAAGTGTGTTGGAAGTTCTTGTTCATACCATGTTTTTACTACACCTTTAGGGGCCACTATTAATGCACCATCTATCTTGCCTTTATCATAAAGCATAGACATGTTGTCTATTAATACTTTTGTTTTACCTGTACCCATCTCCATAAAGTAAGCGTAGTTTTCTTTGTTCCACGACTTTTCTAAAGCAGTTATTTGATGCTTATACGGTTTTAATCTAAATTTGTAATTCATCTTTCTTATTGACAATATACTTATACAAACCTATATTGTCAAGGATGAAAGATTATAAGATAGTAATTTTAGGGGGTGGAAGCGCTGGATGGATGACAGCAGCTACATTAGTTAAAGCTTTTCCTAAAAGCAATATAACAGTTATAGAATCTCCAAACATTAAAACAGTAGGAGTGGGCGAAAGCACTCTAGGTCAAATAAATAATTGGTTAGATTTTTTAGAAATAAGAGATGAGGATTTTATGCCTTTTACAAATGCAACCTATAAATTAAGCATAAGATTTGAAAATTTTTATAAACTGGGAGATAAAGGTTTTCATTATCCATTTGGTTTTCCTTTTGAAAACGATGAAATAGGAAACAAAGAGTTTTGGTTTTTTAAAAAAAAACTATTACCAAAAACACCCATACAAGATTATGCTAATAGTATTTCACCACAAATGGCTCTCGTAAACAACAACGTTATTTTTAAAAATGAAAAAGGTGAGCTTCCTAATTTTAATTTTAAATACCATGTAGCCTACCATTTTGATGCCAGTAAATTTGGAGAGTGGTTAAAAGAATATTATTGTAAACCAAAAGGAGTAAAATACATAAAAGAAGAAATTAAAAGTATTGAAACCAATAGCGATGGAATAAAAAGTTTAAATAAAAAACATTTTGCTGATTTATTTATTGATTGCACTGGATTTAAATCTTTACTATTAGACAAAACTTTAAAAGAACCTTTTAATGATTACACTGATTTGTTACCTAATAATAGTGCATGGGCAACCAGTGTTGCATACAAAGATAAAAAAAATGAATTAAAACCTTATACTAATTGCACGGCTTTAAAAAATGGATGGGTATGGAATATTCCAAGTTGGGATAAAATTGGAACAGGTTATGTTTATTCTGATAAGTATATTTCAGACGAGAACGCATTAAAAGAATTTAAAAAATATTTAGACTCAAAAAATACAGATTATTCAAAATCTAAATTTAACAATATAAAAATGAGAGTAGGTATACACGAAAGAATTTTTGTAAAAAATGTTTGTGCAATCGGTTTGTCTGCTGGGTTTATCGAACCCTTAGAATCTAACGGATTACTAAGTGTTCATGAATTTTTAAAACATTTAGTAAAAATTTTAAAAAGAGGGGTTGTTTCTCAATGGGATAAAGATAATTTTAATTTTACTTGCAAAACTTTTTTTGATGAATTTGCAGAGTTTGTATCTTTTCATTATTGTTTATCAAGTAGAACTGATTCTAAATATTGGAAAGATATAAAAAACAGATCTTATTTTGATAAAAGAAAATGTGATATAATGTTGAAAAAAAATATTGAGTGTTTTATGAATCCTAATACTTTTTTTAGATCAGATGCCGGCACTCATTACATTTCAACAGGAATGAACTATTTTGGTGCAGATGTTACTGATCGACAAGTTATGGGCGATATTGATAAATTAAAAGAAATTATAGAAAAAAGAAAAAGAGAATCTAAAAAATGGGACAGTATATGTAAAAATAAAAACTCCTTGCTAGATTTTTTAAAAAGGTATATACATAAGTGATGTCAGAAAGTAGAGTTTTTGTAATACAAGAAATTGCTGGAACTAAAGCAGGCAATCCTAAAATAAATATTATGGGTGCGTCTAATTATGGTCAGTTTAAATTTTTGTTACCAGAATTTTCACAGATTATTTTTTCACCTGGTCCACTAGTGTATAAGTTGAGAAAAGGTTTGGAAGATTTTACAAAAGAAGATTATTTACTACTTACAGGAGATCCTGCAATAATTGGTGTTGCATGTTCTATCGTGTCTGATATTACTAATGGTAAATATAAATTGTTAAAGTGGGATAAACAAGAAAGAAAATATTATCCTATCGAAATTAACTTATACGAGAAAGGAGAAGTAGATGACAATTGATTTTGAAAAAGACCAACAAGATATAATAAAAAATACTGGGGGTGTGCAATCACTTGCAGATCAAGTTGAAAGACTAGAAGCTATGCAAAAACAACTTGAGATACAAGAGGAGGCAATCAAAGAAAAGAAAAAACAAATTCAACACATATCAGGAGAAGTTATACCTACTATGATGTCTGAAATGGGTTTAGCAGAATTAAAACTTCATGATGGATCACATCTGAAAGTTTCAACGTCGTATCGTGCCACTATTACAGAGGCAAAC